CTCTTCCGATCTCCTTTGCCACTACGATTTTAGCCCCTACAACATCCTCACGATCCGCGAGGAAATCTCCCGCAACATCGTCTCCAACATCGAATCCGAGATCATCCGCCTTTTTGATGATTGGACCAACCTTCACTACAACAGCGAGTACAGCAAAAATGTCCACTATTACAACGGCTGGTGCACAAATTCCGCCTACAAGGTCGATAAGCACATGATCTTCCGCTGCAATGCCTACAGCGTCTACTCCGACGATTTTTACCCGACCAACATCGCGGAGGAGATCGCCAACATCGAGAAAACGCTTCACTTCCTCGACACCAACGGCACCGCCTACAACGGCGATGACCTCCGCGCCACCCTCAAAGCTGCCGAGGCCAGCGGCCAGACCACCAAGATCAAGCTGCACTACTTCACCGCCACGTTCTACAAAAAAGGCACCTGTCACATCGAGTTCACCAACGCCGATGTGCTGAAATCCTTCAACATCTTCGCATCCCAGAAAAAAGGCTGGCTGCCTCCGTCCTACGGCAAAAAGACCTATCACGACATGAGCACGGCAGATCGCGCCGTCGTGGACAGCTTCGAAGGCGAGACCGGCTACAACGACACGATGGCGCGGCATCTGGTCCCCACCACCGCAACGCTTATGCAGCTTGCCTCCCACAACCCCGCCTGACGATGGCCCTTGCCACGCCTGCCAACCGTCACAAGATTCTGGCCGAGATCATCGGCCGGGCAAATAAGGAGTAACCACCATGAAGAAATTTATTCTATCCGCCATCATCGCCGCCGCGCTGGCGGCATCCTTCGCTGCCGGATGCCGTGCCACCATGTTGAGCGCTCGCCTAGTCTCCGCCTCCGACAGCGCCCGCCTTCATCCGTCTTACGTGATCTCCTACCGCTTCGGCCCGCTCTGGTTTAATGAAATTTACGATTGAATAGCTGCAAGCCATCGTTGATTTATTCGTTTGAAACGTCGTATTTGTGTCGTATAAAACCGCATTATCAACGATACATCGAACATATAAACAGGTTCAAGTCCTGTTAGCCGCACCATTTCAAAAAGAGCGTATCTACGAATCATTAACGTAGATGCGCTCTTTTTCTACGTCTTGCAATGTCTCCATATGTTCAAGTATGTTATTTTTCGCGTCGTAAAACCGTCGTAAACGCTTTTATTTTTTCAAGATGTCGTAAAAGTGTCGTAAAAAAACAGCCCGATTGCACCATGCAACCGGGCTTCAATTATATCGTTTTATCGCTTATAAATTTTTCTAGTGCCTCTCCTGCTGTATCTAGTTGGCGTTCCCGTATATGTGTATATACTCGCCGTGTTGTCGTAATGTCGGCATGCCCCATAAGGCGTTGCGCTTCCAGCTCTCCAATTCCCGCCGCATATAACATGCTGGCGTATTCGTGCCGGAACTGGTGCGCCGTGACATCTGCCTTCCATACCTTCACCGCGGTTTCGTACACCTTGCCCCGGTGCTTGTTTTTCCGGACCTGTACGGTATAATGTGCCATGCCCACATCCTTGCAATAATAAGCCCATCTGCGCTGATATGCTGTGCCTGTCAGCGGCCTTTCCCCTCCAAGTATATACTCATTATCTGCCCCGCGCAGCGGTTCCAACACGCCCCGCAGCGGCGACAGCAGCGGCACGGCACGCACGCCGCTTGCTGTCTTGGGCATCTGTACAATCGGCTTATTATGCACCCATGCCACTTCTTTACTTATGCTAATTCTGTTTTTCTCAAAATCCACATCCTGCCATTGCAGCGCCAGCACCTCACCCAAACGACAGCCCGTATACATGAACAGCCAGGCACACAGCCCGAACCCCTCCGGGTGTGCCTTGACCGTTTCCAGCTGTTCCACAGTCGGCGGCTCCCGGCGCTCCTTTTTCATTCCTCGCGGCAAATCCGTAATTGTCACCGGGTTGTATGTTTCGCCATCCCGGACGCACCAAAACTTGAACACACAAGACAACACGCTCCGGGCGTTGCTTGCCGTTTTCCCTGCATACCCTGCGGCCTTGAATTTTTCTCCCCACAGCGACACCAGCGCGGGCGTTATCTCTTTCATGCGATACCCGCTGAACTCTTCCAGCGCGGCCTTGTAGCTGCCATTGTAGGCTCTTTCCGCGCCGGTCTTGATATTTTTTGAATGGTTCTCCCACCATTCACCGGCCACATCCTCAAACAGCGGGCCATTCTCTTTTACCGCTTCCCGCTGGCGTTCGTACTCGTCAATTTTCGCGGAGACCTCTTTCGCGGTCTTGCCGTAAAAGTGTACTCGCTTGCCGTCATAGGTTCTTGTTCGTTCAATCAGCCCATCGGCCCGCGCTTTTGCTCTTGCCATGTTGACACCCTCCCAAAATCGCTATATACTAAAAGATGCCAGCTAAAAGCTGACACCCTTTGCCCTTGTTGGTGCTCGACTCACCGGCAGGGGCTTTTTTATTCTCCGGCTAATGCGTCCGCATACCCATCGTTATACCCGTCTTCGTAGTAGCCTTCCATTAGCTCATCAATGCCATAAGTCCCATCATTCATCCCGTCTTCATATCCATCCTCGTACCCGTTTTCGTAATGATGCCCTTCATATCTGTCTTCTATCTCATCGCACCCTGCACTGTAACCTTCATCGTAGCCTTCATCATACCCTTTGTCATAGCCCTCATCTCTTCCTATAGAGTAAAAAGCCGCAATCGCGAACACGGCCATAATGCAAACAGACAGCAAAGCTGAATGCAACTCATTTTTGGTTATAACTCTATCTTCCTTCATGGCTTACACCTGCTACAAGCTGTATATCCTTGTGCAATAGCATCACTCAAAGTAATGCTATAACAACTATTTCTCAAATACTGGCAACCCCAAGAGTGGTACTTGTTTCCCGTTGCAGTAATATACACGGTATAATTATTGCTATAAGAAGATTCGCTGTCGCTGTATGCCGGTGTACTGTTTGCGTATGAGTTTGCTATTCCGTCATCGTACCCTGTGGCATAGCCATCATTATAGCCATTATTATAAGCGGTGTTCGTGTCCGCTGCGTCTTTTCCCTTGAAGTATCCTTCTGTGTATCCGCTGTTATAGCCTTCCCGCTTGCCGGATTTGTACCCAATTTCCTTCCCTGTGTCATACCCGGCCCGGTATCGCTCGCTTGCCGTTGTCTCCGCATCAGCCTGCGCCGCCGCATAGCCGCTGCTGTAGGCCGTATCCGCCATGCCATCGTAGTAAATTGCGCAGCCAACCCACACACAGCAGGCCGCCAGCAGCGCCAACATGATGCTGTAGCTCCGCCGCATCGTCGGCGGCTCCGCACTTTCCCGGACTTCGGTCTTGCTGCTGCAATAGGGGCATTGCTTTACGCGCCCCGTCTGCCTTGCCTCTTCCTGCGTGCCTCTGTGTATGCTTATCACATGCCGCAGTTCTTGGCAGTTCGGGCTTTCGTGTATAACTCCGTCATTTGTTCCGCTATCCCAGTACACAATATGGTTTCCCATTTTAGTACCTCACAAACCCAACCGACCCAATCGACACATCAAGCACCAGCATCACGCCGACAACTGCTATCATCACGATCAGCAGTCGCCACAGCATCCGCATCCATTGTTGCTTCTGTTCCAATATGCCGTTTATACTGCGCAGCTGCCGTTCCTTGTCTGCGATCAGTTTCTCGTATAGCTCCCGTTCGGTCATCGTCATCGGCTTGTCGTTCGGCTCGTCTACGATTCCGGCCATCACATCAAGGCTCCCATGCAGCGCTTTTACAATGGCCGTAACATTGGCAAATGTCGGGCAGTCTGTTGTGCCGTTTAAAATTCGCGATAATGTCCCTTGCGGTATGTCAGTCAATCTCGCAAGTTCTGCTTGCGTGATATTTTCTCGCTCCATCAGCGTTTTTATGTACGACGCATCCAAGCCCATTCACCCCCGTAAGCTGATATATTCCGTCATGTATCGCATTTTCTTTTCTGGTCGTTTACACGTTTTGACAAAAAGCCTATTGTGAGCGTAGTACACTTTTAACAAAAGGAGCTACGATATGTGCAAAGTGCCAGAGCCGCCGCCCAGCCATCACGGCAGAACCAGAAAGAGAAAGCGTCCGATAATTCGTACCACAAAATATTGACAACCGATTTGTTTAATATGTCAATGGAATACAACCGTAAGTTGTGTTATAGTTGTATCGAAAACAGCAGCTACATAAAAAGGAGAACGACCATGCAGGAAATCAGCGATCAGGAATTTGTTGCCATGCTTCACCAACTGCCAGATAAGGCAGCCTATGTTAATTATTTAAAAGCCCTCGCAGCATCGCCAGACCCGCCGCCCGTTTCTCCGGCGGAAGCTGGTGCATGATGTCCAGCGCCTCTTTATCTAGTTCGTCCACCCCATCAGCGGTAACGCTGGTGGGGTTTTCTTTTTCTGCGTTTAAAAGGTAGTCAACTGTTACACCAAAGTATTCGGCTATTTTCTTAAGGTTTCTTTCGTAGGGTATTTTCCCATCTTTCCATCCTGTTACCGTACCAGTTGACTTGAATCCGATTTCTGCCGCAACTGCGTTCGGTGATTTTCCGGCGCGGTCACACAGCAGTACAAAATTATCCCAAAACATACAAATTACTGCACCTCATTTTGTGCAAGCCTACAACATCAAGAAGATTGAGATTTTCCTATTGCAAGTTTGAGAAGAATGAGATATAATCATAGTATACAAACAAGCAAAGCAAAAGCCAAGCCCCATGTTTCAGCGGCTTACCAATGATTTCTGACAACTTCATTATAACTTTGGCTCTCTTGTTTGTCAATGAGATTATCTCATTATTTCATTTCGGGAGGTGAGATTTATGGCATTTGCACAGGCCCGCCAGAAAGCAGGTCTTTCCCAAGCACAGGTAGCAAAGGAACTCGGTGTTGACCAGTCGGCTGTATGCCGCTGGGAAACCGGCGAGAACATGCCCCGTGCCGCATCGCTCGTCCTTATGGCTAAGCTCTACGGCTGCACCGTAGACGAACTTTTAAGAAAGGAGTAACCCGCCATGCCCCGTGAAAAGCCTCTCTACCGTGACACCCTTGTCACCGTCCGTGCCCGCGCTGCCGAGCTTTACCCCGGTGAGATTCTTTTCGGCCCTGGAAAGGTCGCAAAGATTCTTGGTCGCTCCCGCGGCTGGGTCTGGATGCACTATGGCAGCATCCGCAACATGACCTGCGAACAAATCGCAAGCCTTTTATGCTGAAACAAAAAGCGCCGCATCGGTGTTGGCGCACCGACGCGGCGAGAACAGAAAGGAAAGTATTACATGAACATTGTATCACTGAAACGCGCCGCCGTCAAGCTGGCAATCACCGCAGATTTGGTGCTGCTGCTTGCTGCGCTCGGTTCTCTCAACATCCCCACCACCATCGCCGCCATGCTGGCGCTGAATCTGCTGTGCGGGCTGTATTTCAAGGAGGCATCCAGCCATGAAAAAATTTGAACTGACCGCCGAATTTGTAACGAACGTTTTCGGGAAGAAGCTGTTCCGCGTTAAGGCTCTCGTCGCTTTTGGCAACGTCGAGAAGGGAGAACTCGGCGGATTTATTGAGAAGGAAGATAACCTCTCCCACGACGGCAACGCGTGGGTCTCCGGCGACGCGCAGGTCTACGGCGACGCGCGGGTCTCCGACAGCGCGGAGGTCTACGGCGACGCGCGGGTCTCCGGCGACGCGGAGGTCTCCGGCAACGCGGAGGTCTCCGGCAACGCGCGGGTCTCCGGCAACGCGTGGGTCTCCGGCAACGCGCAGGTCTACGGCAACGCGCGGGTCTCCGACAGCGCGGAGGTCTACGGCGACGCGCTGGTCTCCGGCAACGCGCTGGTCTCCGGCAACGCGCAGGTCTACGGCAACGCGCGGGTCTCCGGCAACGCGCGGGTCTCCGGCAACGCGCAGGTCTACGGCAACGCGCGGGTCTCCGACAGCGCGGAGGTCTACGGCGACGCGCTGGTCTCCGGCAACGCGCGGGTCTACGGCAACGCGGACTATGCCACCGTTAAAGGCTTCGGCCGATTTTTCCGTGCGACCACATTTTTCCGCTGCAAGGACAAGATTCTCCGCGTACAGTGCGGATGCTTCTACGGCGATTTGGAGCAATTCCGTGAAATCGTCAAGAAAACCCACGGAGACAGCAAACGAGCCAAAGAGTACCTCGCAATCGCCGACTTGATGGAGCTGCATTTTTCTGATGAGGAAGAAAATCAGGAGGCCGACGAATGACCAGCTTTTGGGGTCATCAAGATAACCCCTTTCCGCCTGACGAACCAGCGTTCCCGCGCTGCCCTGTCTGTGGCGCAGAATGCGAAACTATCTACAAGATTCGAACTGCCAGCCGCGTCACCGAAATCCTCGGCTGTGATATGTGTTACAACCCCGACGACTTCCCCGGTGAGGATGTCCAAGCGGCGAACCCGTGGGAAGATTCCCGCTGTATGGAGGACTACTAAAATGACCATTGACGACATCCGCGCCTTTCAGCAGGCGCACGCACTTTTGAAGGGTCGGCATCTTGCCGAGTTCATCCCAACTGGAAAGGGAATCAGCGCTTGTTATTTTAACGCCGTGCAGGCTGCCCGCCGCATCTATTCCGAGAGTATCGGCGCATTTGTACCGCTTTTCGCAAAACATGAATACGGCCTGAACAGCACCTATTTTCTGGCAGACGGCATTCCGGTCTACTTCTACGACCTAAAGACCCGCAAGCCCTGCACCACCCAGCCGCCAACTGCCTGCTACCGCATCCACCTCACCACCCCCGACCCGGAAGGAGAATCTATTTGATGTTTAACGAAAAAACTTCTGAATACTCTCTCAAGACTCGGCAACAAATCCCTGTCGTGCAGAGCGCGAAATACCTTGCCAGCCGTGCCAAAGCCATAAAGGCCATTCAGGAACGGCCCTACCTTAACGAGGCAGACTTCTGGATTCTCATGAACGAAACCAAAACCGGGAAAATGATGTATACCGGCCTTATCATCAGTCACAACGCCTGCCTGAAAATCAATGATAACATGCCGGAAAAAGACAAGTTCAACCCGGATTGCGTATCCGTTGATAAAACTGGATACGGGAACTCTCTTGTGTTCACTTACACCAACAAGCAGCAGGGGCTTTACGAAGTTGGCGAAGCATCCGCGCAGAACTGTAAGAATGCTTACCCTTATGCGATGGCATACAAACGCTTGTTTGACCGTGTTGTTTTAAAAATCTGCAAACTTGCGTTTGACGGCATCTATTCCGACAGTGAAGCAGATGAATTTAAAGAGCGCTATGAAGAAGAGCCCCAGCCGGTCACAGCATCACCAGAAGTTACCGCACAGGTCGTAAAGGACATGGCAACAACTGCGCTGGCAGGATATGCACAGCGAACCGGTAAGGACAAAAAGACAGTCCAAACAGAAGCAAAGACCTTTATTGGCAAGTTGTTTAAGGACTTCACCGATGATGATTGGCGCAGCGTTGCGAAGGAGTTTGAACACAGAAAATGAAGCAGCAAATTGCCATCAAGACCGCAGTTGTTATCGGAAACACAATCACGCTGGAATGTTCCCCCGCCGACTGCGATAAAGCCCGCGCCGTTATTGACGAGGGAAAGCCCCTTGCCGCCGTCATCGGCACGGCCTCGCAAAAGCGCAGCCTCTCGGCCAACGCTTACGCATGGACGCTCATGAACCAGCTTGCCGCCAAAATCAACCGCCCTGTACTGGACATCTACCGTGATTTGATACGCGACATCGGCGGCAGTTCAGCCCTTGTCACCCTCCGCGCCGATGCTGCAAAAGCATTCAAAAACGGCTGGGAGAGCAAGGGCGATGGCTGGCAGGTTCACAAGCTCGATGAAATGACAACCCCGCAGGGTACGTTCTACAACCTGCAATGCTGGTACGGCTCTTCCCAGTTCGACCCATCACAGATGCACCGACTTATTGAACTGATCGTGCAGGAATGCCAGCAGCAGTGCATCCCCACCATGACCCCGGAAGAAATCGCAAAACTGAAAGGACTGACAGAAGATGACCCGCAATGAATTCGGCGTGAAGCTGGACAAGAACGGCTACGCGCCGTCGCTGTTCGTACATGAATCGTTCCGCTGTTATCACTGCCACCGCTTTGAAGACACCGCCCGGCATGAAATCTACGGCGGAAGCCGCCGCAAGGCCAGCAAGGCGCTGGGCCTATGGATTAACGTCTGCCCCGCCTGCCACGCCGCCATTCATTCAAGCGGCGACCTGCAAGACCATTACCACAAACAAGGCCAAGTGCTTGCAGAAGCCTATTACCATTGGGATCACGACGACTTTCGCCGCCGCTTCTATATTAACTACTTGGAGGACTAACCTATGTTGAATGTCGTTGCTATCATCGGAAGACTCGCTGCATCGCCGGAACTCAAAACCACGAACAGCGGCAAGTCCGTCTGTTCGTTCCGCATCGCCAACGATTCCGGCTATAAGGATGCCAGCGGCCAGAGCCAGACGAACTGGCTCGATGTCACCGCCTGGGGCAAGACTGCCGAATTCATCTGCAAATACTTTCCTAAAGGCTCCCTCATTGCCATTGATGGCCGCTTGCAGACCCGGCAGTATCAGGACAAGAGCGGCCAGAACCGCACAGCCGTTGAAATCGTGGCCCAGAACGTGAGTTTCTGCGGCAGTAAGGAAAGTGCTAGCCCAGCCCCGCAGAACGCCGCACAGCGTCCCGCAGCCCCCTCACAGCGCACGCAGGGCGAACCCGATGCCGACTACGCCCTCATTGAAGATGACGGTGATTTGCCGTTCTGAGGTGCGCGTCATGAAAGAAAGAACGAATGAAAGAAAGCAGCCGAGCCAGCTTGACCAGATTTTAGCCGTGCTGGAATCCGGCGGCACATTGACCGCACTGGATGCACTCGAGGACTTCGGATGCAGTCGCCTTGCCTCCCGCATTACAGACCTAAAGCGCCGGGGCGTCCCGGTGGCATCCCGCATGGTGCAGCGCCGCAACCGTTACGGCAGACTGTGCCGCGTCGCAGAATATTACTTGGAGTGTTGAAAAATGGCTAACGAGGGCTATATCAAGCTGTACCGTCGCATGATGAAGTGGGGCTGGTATACCGACACCCCTACAAAATGTGTGTTTCTGCACTTGCTGTTTCTGGCTTGCTATGAGCCGTGCTACTACAAAGGCGTCCAACTAGAACCAGGTCAGGCCGTTTCCTCTATCCGTCAAATTTCAACAGATACTGGCATAAGTGTTCAATCCGTTCGCACTGCTATAAACCATCTAAAATCAACACAAGAAATAACACAGTGCGAACATGGGAAATTCAGCGTATTTACGGTAAATAATTACAGCGACTACCAATGTGCTAACACAGAAGCTAACAAACAGGTAACACAGAACCAACACAGTGCTAACACAGACCCTAATATAAAGAAGAATAAAGAAGTTAAGAATACCCCCTATAATCCCCCACAGGGGGACGAGGGTGTGCCTGTTTCAAAGCGGTTTGTTCCCCCAACACCGGATGAAGTCAACGCCTATTGTCAGGAGCGCCGTAACGGCATTGACGGAAGTGAATTCTGCGACTTCTACACAAGCAAGGACTGGAAGGTAGGCAGGAACCAAATGAAAGACTGGAAAGCCGCAGTGCGCACATGGGAGCGTAGCCGCCAGCAGACGGCCCCGCAGGAAAGGAAGTGGATTGATTGAACCCGACACCGGAACAATGCGTTATCGGCGCAATGGTCTACGCGCCGGACAGCATCCTCTACTGCATCGACCACCTAAGCGAAAGCGACTTTGCGGACGGTGCCTGCGCCGCCACATTCGCCGAGATCAAATCCATGTACACAACACGCGGGTACTTCGCACAGGATGACTATGTGCTTATGAAGAACCGCGAGACCGCCGCGGTGTGTGCTGCATCGCTTCCTTCTATCAGCGGTTACCGAAAATTCGTTGCCGCTGTCAAGGATGCCTCTCAGCGCCGCAGAGCCGCCCGGATTGGCCTTCAAATTGCCGAAGCTGGAAAGAGCGTCGATGACATGCGCGGCCTTTCTGCGGCCCTCTCTGACGTTCTCACAGAGGACAGCGTCGATAGCCGCTGCATGACCGTTGCAGAGGTCGCAGGCAAGTGGCTCATGGAGCAGAACGACAAGACAGACCACAGCATCAAGACCGGGCTCGGCGCGCTGGATAGGCGCTGCTCTATCCGCCCCGGACAGATGGTCGTTGTCGGCGGCAGACCCAGCGCAGGCAAGACCGCGCTCGGTTTGCAGATGGCATTGCAATTTGCAAAGGACGGCAAAAAGGTCTGCTTCTTCTCCTATGAGACAGACCATGTCGGCTTGTTTGATAAGCTCATTTCCTGCTTTGCCCTTATCCCGATGGAAGAGATCGTCTTTAAGCGCCGCGCCCCGCAGGATGAAGAATACGCCAAGGCATGCGCAACTATCAGCAGCCTGCCGCTATGGCTCATCAATGCAGGCGGTCAAAATGTCGCATGGGTATCGGCTACCGCAGCCGCCAAACAGGCAGATGTCATCATCGTGGACTATCTGCAACTGATTCCCGGCAGGGGCAACAGCAGGTATGAGGTGGTCACAAACATTTCAATGCAGCTGCACACCCTCGCCCAGACAACAGGCCGCCTTGTCGTGGCGCTCGCCCAGATAAACCGAGGCGGCGTGGACGCACCGAAGGTGCAGGACCTCAAAGAATCCGGCCAGATAGAACAGGACGCAGATGCAATCATCCTTTTGGGCAAAGGCGAAACCGAATACTATTTCTCCCTTGCCAAGAACAAGCGCGGCATTACAGGCGATTTGCACATCGCCTTTGACGGAAACTACCAACGATTTATGGAGATGACGGACTATGACTGATAAAGATTTTCTGCTCAGACTTGCGGTTGCAGAGATTGCCTATGCAACCAACCTCCTGCGCAGCGACGCGAAAGTGAAACTTGAAAAGGCCGCAGAGATTATGGACAGCGCGCAAAAGCACCTGCAAGAGGCCCTGCACACCGATGAAGTATGAAATCATCACCTACTCCCGCTCTACCGGCGACCTCACCCACTCCAAGCGCCTGTATTCCACACGTTGGAACGATGAAGCCGCCCTGCGCACCGCAGGTTACACCCAAAATCCCCGCCTGACGGAAATCTGGTACAGCGAGAAGTATTACGCGAAAGTAAAGGAGATAGCACCGTGAGCAAAGAAGATTGGGGCCTTGTGACCCTACCGACAAGCGGAGACCCGGAGAAGATCGCCATCGGGCGGTTGAAAGCGGCAAGCGACATGGCACTGAAGTATTACGGAACGCCGCTTGTGGTAACGACCAGCGGCGGCAAGGACAGCAGCGTGTGCGTAGAGCTTGCACTGAGGGGGGGCATTCCGTTTGAGGTGCAGCACAACCACACAACTGCGGATGCGCCGGAGACAGTGCGGTTTGTACGGCAGGAATTTGCCAGACTTGAAAATCTGGGCGTGAAATGCACCATTAACTACCCCGTTTATAAGGGCAAGCGCACAAGTATGTGGGACCTAATCCCGCAAAAACTGATGCCGCCGACACGAATCGTGAGGTACTGCTGCGGTGTGCTGAAAGAACAGGGCGGAAACGGGCGGTTCATCACGACTGGCGTGCGGTGGGCGGAAAGTAGCCGAAGAAAGCGCGACAGAGGCGTTTTTGAAGCATACACCCGGAACAAAGATAACAGAATCGTTTTGAAAGGCGAAGAACAGGAGCCGAGCAAAATCTTTGAAGGGTGCAAGGTGGCCGCAAAACGCGTAGTAAACCCCGTTGTGGACTGGACGGACAATCAAGTATGGAGCTTTTTGCAGGATGCAAAGGTGCCTGTGAATCCGTTGTATGAATGTGGGCTGAATCGTGTGGGGTGTATCGGATGCCCACTCGCAAAGAAAAGTAAACGATATGCGGAGTTCCGACGCTGGCCTGCTTACGAGAAGCTCTACATACAGGCCTTTGACAGGATGCTTGATGAGCGCAGGGCGCGCGGAAAGCTGGACGGAAGCTGGATGATGGGCGGTACAGGGCAAGATGTATTCCGTTGGTGGATGGAGGAAGATGTACTGCCAGGACAGATGAGCGTGGAGGACTTTATATGATCCAAAAATACATAATCTACGGCAAGCCCATCACCAAAAAGAACAGCCCCCGCATCGGATACGTTGGCGCACACTGCCCGGTATGCCATAAGGGCAAGTACGCAAAAGTTCTGCCAAGTGCAGCCTACTTGAAGTACGCAAGAACTGCCAAGATGTATTTAAAACCAGCGCCCAAAAATCCGCTGGAAGGCCGCTACAATGTCAAGTGCTTGTATTACATGCCTACACGGCACAGGGTAGATAAAACAAACCTTGAAAGCGCCATCATGGATATTCTGGTTGATACCAGGATTTTGAAAGATGACAACAGCAACATCGTAGCAGCAACAGACGGCTCCCGCGTACTGTACGACAAAGCCAACCCCCGCACCGAAATTTTCATAGAGGAGATGCTGGACGATGAACAGCCCGTGTAAAGACTGCCCAGACCGCCATGCGCACTGCCACAGCACTTGCAATCGCTACGGCGAGTATGCGGCCATGTTTGAAAAAATCCGCGCACAGCGGCTTGCAGATGCCGCAGCGGACGCGGCAGATGCAGAGCGTGGAATTAAAATCTGCCGCGATGTCAGAAAATACGGATTATATAAAACAGGAAAGAGTTGAAAGACATGAAAGCCAGACTTCATCCCACCCCGGCCATGCAAAAAGCCATAGACGCCTATGCAGAAGCTAAAATTCAAGGCATCCAGTGCCGTGCGCAGGAAGCTGTCATGAAGGAGCGCAACGACATTGCCACCCGCGCTGCCTATCTGTGCCTGCTGGCGTGCTATCAGGTAGGTCTTTCTCCCCGCACACTGAAACGGATTCAGGATGCAATGACCGGCCCCGTTGCTGACAAATACAATGAGTACCGCAATGACCAGCTTGCAGACCTTTGGGCACAGGTAACACTACAGGGCATCGGCATTGAAGCACCCCAAACAAAGGAGCCACTATGACCAAAACAAAATTCTGCAAGACCTGCGGGAAAATCATGTGGGATGTCCAGCCCACAAAGCGCTATTGTGATTCCTGCATCCGCAAGCGCAATATCAAAAGCGCGCAGGCGTCCTACCAGCGCCGCAGGGATGCCGGTGCTTTGAAAAAATGCAAGAAACCCGCTGCGCATCCCTGCCTGAAGAAAACCATAAAACCCATTGAGCAATGTGTCCGCGAAGCCGCCGCCCTGGGCCTGACCTATGGGCAGTATGTAGCCCGCGGGCTGGATAAGGAGTGAGACTATGGACGCAATGGAATTTTGTAAACAGTTAGATAGGATTTGTAAAAATCATTTTTCGTGTGAAAGCTGCCCGCTTGGAGGTGGCAAGTGCTCAATTCGCTATATCGGCAGAAATAGAGAAAGCATTGTGAAAGAAGTCGAGCAATGGGCAAAAGACCACCCCGTCAAGATTCGCCAGAGCGAGTTCTTGAAGTTGTTCCCGAATGCCCAAAAATCAGACGGAATAATAAATATATGTCCTATCCTTATAGACGAAGGCTGTAAGTCAACTAGTGAATGTCTGGGAACAAGATGCAACGTGTGTCGTCAACTGTTTTGGAACGAGGAGGTAACCGACAATGGAAATTAAACTCAAGCCTTGCCCGTTCTGTGGTTCTACAGCCGGGTTATATGAAAGCTATGACGGTAGGTATGTAGTGCAGTGCAACTACTGCAGCATCGGGACTATCCACATGAAAAGCAAGCAGAAAGCGATTGAGTTATGGAATCACAGAACGGAGGTAACCGACAATGACTAACATCACAACCCTGCGCCCCGGCGAGCACTTCATGTTCAAAAACTTTGAGTGGGTCTGCCTTGACCCTAACCACCCTGACGGCGGAGTGCTGGCAATTATGGCTGAACCGTGGGGAAAAGACGTAAAATTCTGTCCAAGTGATAAATTTACCGATGAGAAAGGCAACTGGAATAACTACCGTACCAGTAATGTGCGTGGGGTTCTATCTGATATGGCTAATGCTGTTTTTGGTGGAACATGTCTACTGGCACATACCGTTGACCTTGTTGCAGACAACGGCGACAGAGCTTATGGCACTGTACATGACTTTGTTTTTATCCTGACTTGTGACGAGTACAGAAAGTACCGTGAGTTCATCCAGCGCTACGACAGTTGGGTGTGGACTGCAACACCATGGTTTTGCGGTTACGAGGATTCCGACACGGGATGCGGCGCGGCTATGGTTCGCGCTGTGGATATTGGTGATCGGTTTGGCTGCGTTGGTGCGTGTCTCAGCGGCGCTGTCGCCCCGGCTTGTATTCTCAATCCAAAATCGCTCAATCTGCGCCAGAGCATGGCCTATGTAGAGGAGGTATCCGAATGACCATCCTAGCAAATATCATCGGCGGTGCAGCGCTTGCCGCCATGTTTGTTGTATTCTACGCCATGGGCGTATCCGCTGGCCGGGAAGCAACGCAGCAGCAGAAAGAAGATATCAGAATGGAACATACACACGGAGGGGAAGTTCATTAAAATGAAAAGCGCAATTATCTATTCTGCCACTTTGGCTTTCATTGTAGCTATGGTTTCTATCACTGGAAACTTTATGTGGACCTGGTGGATTTTGCTTGCCTTTATATATAACGCTTTGCTTTAACAAAAAGACAGACGGAGGTAACCGGCAATGAATAACTACTGCCCCATCCCCGGCGCAAGCCAGCCGAAAGAGCCGATGCGGCTGATTGATGTGGTGCCAATTCTAAAGAATATAGAATTAGACATTATGATGTTGCATGGAAAAGCAGATGAATTAGGCGAATCTGCTTACGCAATTCGGTGCACTAAAGACATTGTAAAGTTAAGGTATTTTGCTAAATGGCTGAAAGCAATTCCAACCATAGACCCTGAATCCCTGCGGCATACGGCACATTGGATAAAACGAGGATATGTTTGCGGAGAAAACGAATACGAGTGTTCCGCTTGTCACCAAACAGAATGGAGAACAAGCGCAAGCCGTATGAAGTATTGTATGTTCTGCGGCGCAAGGATGGTGAACACAGATGAAAGAGAGGAGAAAGAAAATGCGACTGATTGATGCGGATGAAATTGTAGAGGTTGCAGAACACGCTTACGGTGAGTGGAACAAGGCAATGGGCGCAGCAGAGGGGCGACAAATTAACCGATGCTTCAAAATGCAGGAACTATGCAAAGCGGTAAAATGCGTTGCAGACGACTGCACCACCATCGACCCCGAATCCCTGCGGCCTACGGCGCATTGGGAAAACGAGGACGATTACTATGGCGATTCTATCGTCTGGTGTTGTTCTGCCTGCAAGGACAGGTTCATTCTGGAAGATGGTACGCCAGAAGAAAACAATTACGAGTATTGCCCGCACTGTGGCGCAAGGATGGTGAGCACAGATGAAAAGCATTGTACTTGATGGAGATAAGATTGCTGAAGCTATCCAAAAGGCAAAAGATAAAATGATAAATGGAGAATATGACAACAGTGATTTGATTTTGCGCGGCGATGCGTTAAAAGCAATCAGACAGAGGTGCATTAGTGAGCATTTGCCTTTTAACTCAAATACGCCAGTTGGCGCGCGGGTTCTTGATGCTCTTGCTGCTGTATATCAGGTTAAACCATATAAAGACGTTTGCGGCAAATGGGTAAGCGTTAAAGACAGACTTCCACAAGCAAAAGAAATGGTTCTTGCATACGAAGCAGCGTTTGATTCTATGTCTATGGCGTTCAGACTTCCGAACACAGAGGAATTTATCAATGTGGGCGATTATTACGCTCTGGACGCCGTCACCCACTGGATGCCACTCCCCAACCCCCCGGAGGATACGGAGTCTCTAAAGCTTAGTTATCGCGGCTATACGGCAACTATTGAGTACGATGATGATGACAAACTCTGGCATGGTAAACTTGATAAAATTCATGACATGATAAACTTCCATTCTTTCAAAGCAGAGGAAATCGAAAGAGAGTTTCACAACGCCGTGAATGACTATCTCGACTTTTGTAAAGAGATTGGGAAGAAGCCGGAGGAACCCCATGACAAAACAGCAACTAATTGATGAATACGCCCGCAAACATCTTTGCGCGACATGCCAGTGGAAGAATGGCGATATTTGCACGCTGCCGCGCTGCATGAAACTGAAAGAAAGGAGCAAAAATGGAACGAGAAGAATCAAGCATTGCGAATGACCCAAGACTTTCTGAATTTTCTAAAATGAGCCCATCACAATATCTTGCAGATATTGAGAACCGTTGTTTCGATTTTGGAGATACTGTCCGTGTCTCTGATTCGTTTTCTGATTATTATGACCAGGCAGGAAGGGTTTTATACATTAGCTATGATGATGAAGATTCCCCGCTTGAAGACAACAACTATACAGTTGATTTTGGAAATGGCAAATATGAAACCTTCAATTTCAAAAAGCTCAAGCTCATAAAAAGAGCCACCCTAGAAGAGCATAAAGCTGCAATAAAAGATGGGAATTTATGGATTTCAGATGGCTGGGATGAATGGTGTAAACTTGTCAGGGAAAAAAGCAAAGAATATTATCAGGAGGATGGCGATAAAAAGTAACGCCAGCCAACCCTTTCGCAGTTTGAAAAAGGAGGTGTCACATGGACGCTTTTCAATACGAAATATACCGTGCCCAGCTTTGCACTATGTATAATGGATTTTGCGCGGTATGCCAGCTAAACAGTAATGGAAAAAGCAAAGGATGCGTTTTATGCAACTATGACACAATAGAGGTTGTAGAACGTACACAAAAGCTAATCGAATGGGCGGAAAAATGGCCGCGCACAAGGCAAGATGCTTTGAAAAGGTATTTTTTAGATGCCCCAATGAAAAACGGTATTATAAATATATGCCCTAAAAAGATTGATAAATCATATAAAACCAAATGTGTAAGAAATGGTAAACCCTGTGAGCAGTGCAAAAAAGATTACTGGTTGGAGGACATCAGCAATGGGAAATAATGTACCATGCGGCAACACCCAGCGTAAAAAATGGATGGAAAAATACGCCGCCTATCAGGAAGCCTTTATCGAGGCCCGCGATAAATTCTATGAATCCAACGCCGCCATGTCGGCTCACCCTGCCGATGGTATGCCCAAAGGAAACGCCCACTCTGACCCGGTAGCCCGCCTGGCAGAACGGTACGATAAAGCCTATGCCCGGTACTGCCGTGCCCGCGCCGAGATGAACACAGCCTATTGCAAGCGGCACGAAGCTATGAACCCCCTCAACTCCGACCAGCAATCTGTCCTGATCGCCATTTACTTTGAGGGCAAATCACGCCGTGACACAGCAAAAGAACTGAACCGTTCTGATTTCTGGGTACGAGCGCAGGAACGCACCGGCCTGTTTCTTCTGAAACTCCCCTCCGGCTGGGAGCTTGATATTCTCCCCTGACACAGCAAAGCCCGCAACTGTCGAGAAACCCTCGTCAGCTGCGGGCTGATTTTTTTATTCCTGCACCGCCGCAATATTGTGGTAGTACCGCCCAGCCTTGTCCTCCGGCGCGTCCTTGTCCTCCAAAAACGCCGCCGCAAGGTCTGCGTAAAACTCCGGTCTGTCCACGCTGTTCTTGCGTGCCGCCTTGCAGTAGTCGCTGTACATCATGTTCATGACCGCTGCCCACTTCCACGCCTCGCAGCTCACACCGCGCGGCTCCATGTAAGGCTTTGTCTGCGCAACATCCCAATGTGCGCCGAACGTGCCGTCCTCGTTTTTCATCTGGTACATCCATGCCATCGCGTCTTCCTGCGTCAGCTTGCCGCTTTCGGCGCAGGCCGTGCAGTTCTTCACGTGCTCCCAGCATTCCAGCATCGCGGTCAGTGCCGCGACGGTGCGCTCATTCACGGGATAGTTTTCCACAAACTCGTCAATCTCGTGTTCCAGCTTTTCCTTGTACGCCTTGATCTTCTCCATCTCGCGCACCTCATGCCAGCTTCACAACGCTGGCGCAGACGTGGGTCACGGTTCCGGCCACGCCGCTCAGCACGGCGCTGATCGTCGGCGTGCTGCCGCAGCATACAGGGATGTACACGACAGTTTCCGCATGGAAAGTGGAAACCTCGTTCGCGGCCACCGTCGCGCTTGCCGTCATGCAGGGCAGCGCTGCCGTGTCTTTCAGGCCTTGCAGCACTTCCGTTCCGGCAGCGCCCGCCGTAAACGTCACGTCATAGCTTATGCGGTATAACCCACTGTGCCGGATGATAAATCCGCCCGCGTTCGTGTCGATGCTGCACCCGGTATCTGTGTTCAGGATGCCCAGTACATTGATGGGCGTTGCGGTCGCGGCCATCGTCTGTGCCGTGTTGTTGTAGGCGTTCTGTGCGCTCTTGAAATGGGGATTTTTCAGCCTTTCATTGCAAGCCATAAACTATACTCCTTTCCTCAAAAAAGCCCGCACAGCGCTTGCCGTGCGGGCTGACGCGCTGTTACAGCGAATTAGTTGCAGCAACCAGTGTTGCAGCCGCAGAAGGGGCTCGGCCCTGCCGTGTAGGTGTAACCGTTGGGGTAACGCACCACGCCGTACATGCGGTTGTCCATCTGCAAGGCGTTTACCTTGTCGCGCAGCTGCTGAATCTCGTTAGCCTGCATCAGTGCACGGGTCTGTTCGCCTTCGGCGCGAATTGCATTCGTGATGTCGCAGGTCTGGCGATCCATCTGCGCGGACAGATTGGCCGTCGCAAGCCGGTTCTCGCAGCAGCAGCTGGCGATCTGCTGCTGGATATTGTTGCCGGTCTGCATTACGGTCTGGTTCAGATTGCTCTGGCCCAGCGCCACTTCCTTGCCAAGCTGGCCGATGTTGCCCTGCATCTCATAGCCGAGATTACAGATACCGTTGCCCAGATTTGCGATTCTGTCGTTCAGCTGGCCGAACTGCTGGCCGAACAAAATTTCCTGCTGGCTGGCAGCGGTGGCATACTGGCCGAACTCGCCCTGCCGGTTGCCCCAGAAGCCGCCGCCCATGAAGCAGAACAGGAACAAAATCACGATCCACCATGCGCCGTTTCCACCGAAGCCGTTGCCGTCACCGGTCGCCGCGCGCAGGTCGCTCAAAGAGTACCCATTGTCCATAGTATCCAATCCTTTCATAAGATTTGTATTTATAAGCCGTGTCGACCCGGCCTATATCAGTAAAATATGCCCTTGAACTGTTCCGCCTGTTGTTTCAGCTGCTCAAACTGCTGCTGGCTCATTCTGCCATCTGAAAGCATCTGCTCCACAATTTTTTGCGGGTCTTTCCCCTGCATCTGCTGTTTGAACTGCATAAACTGCTGCACCACGTTCATCGGGCTATTTGGCATTGCGCTTTTCCCCATTGCCTGTAGAATCGGATTTGTCATTGAGCATCTCCTCCAATCGTTTCACACGGTTTTCCAGGCTGTTCACGTCCACCGGCGGCGCGGCCTGGTACGGGGTAATGGTGTAGGGTGTCAAAGTGGGATACCCTGCCCCATCTGTTGTTTTCAGCCATACCAGCGGCGCGGTCTCGTCCAGCAGAAGTGCGCTGGAATTTGGTGCCATTCCAAACGCCTTTGCGCCGTTCTCGCCGCTCACCTTCGTGATGCTGCACGGCTGTAACGCCTGCTGCATCGTCTGCCCATAAGGGTTGCTGTAGGGGGTCTGCATACCGTAGTTGTTCCAGTACATCCCGCTCACCTCGTCTTTCTGGTTTCATTGTACCGCAATTTATCCCGCGCCGTAGGACACCTCCGCGCCACATTTGCGCCATCCTCACGCCAAGACAAAAAAGCGGGCAGCCACTCAAAAAGTGACTGCCCGCCATGTTGTAGGGGGCGGCGTCCTCGACGCCCCGCTCTTGCCTTTACCGCATCTTATTCTTAATGCTTCTCACATGCCTGTTTACCGTCCTCTCGCAGCAGTTCAGCTCGGCTGCGATCTCGGCATTGCGCCGCCCGTGCCGCCGCATATCCAGCACTTCCCGCTCATCGTCCGTCAGGCTGAATACAAGCTCGTCATACTCCGCCCGGTTCATGCAAAAATCAAACTTCATACAGCACCTCAATAGGGATTCTTCCACTGCTTGTTTGTCTTTGTCAAATAGGCTCGGCGCAGTTCGTTCGTCAAATCCATCTCGTTCAAACGTGCCATAGCCTCGTCCTTATCGACTTTGCCGTTGCCGTTCGTGTCGGAAATGGTAGCGCGGTAGTTTACCCAGTCGCGCAGCGCATCTGCGCCGTAGCTCTGGTAAATCTCTGCACCGGCCTTGTCGGCATAGGTGCCGCCCTTTTCCGGGTACTTGCCGTTCTTGTCCTTCTTGTAGTACGCTGCCAGATACGCCCTCGCAAAGTCGTCTCCGCTCAAACCGTATTTCTGCATACCGTAGCCAACAGTAAACTTGTCCGGTGTCTGCCCATCGTCCAGCGTATTTGCCACAGAACTGTAAGCCTGCATATAAGCGGTGACCGCCTTGTCTCCGGCAAGGTCGCTGATGTTGCGCACCGTACTGTCCTCTTTGGTGCTGTTCACAAAGTTGCCAACAGCATCCTCACCAAACTGCGAGTACAGTGTATTCCAAGTTTCCACCGTGTTCAGGTCCGCATTGTCATTGCCGCTCGTCTCCCGCTTTTCGTCGCGTACAAGGTCGGTGGCGTTCTTCATCAGCACATACTGGCTGAATCCTTCCGCACCGCCGTCCCGGTATGCCTCGTACTCCTTCGCGTTCACACCGCTCACGCCGTCGCCAACAGCGGCCACACCGCCAGCGGTCTTGGCTACCGTGTAGGCATCCTGCACAAGCGCACTCTGCTGGTCTTCCGGCAGCTGCAAAAACATACTGTTCTGCCGTAACTCGTCAACCAGGTCATAGGCTGTCTGACCGCTCGTCTTGGCATACTCGGTCTTTTCCTCCGGGGTCATGTAATACCCCTCGCCGTCCACCTTGATTTGGCTGCTTGCCTTTTCCGGCAAGACATGGCTGTCGTTCGTGCTGCCGTACAGCTCTTGCAGATACTCGTCAACCGGGGTAATGTTTTCGGCGCTCACATAACCGGGGCTAAGCATGTTGTACGCACCGCGCAGGAACATACCTCCCGCTGAATCGTCCGTACCGTCCAAGCTCGCCTCTTCGCGGCCCCACTGGTCAATGTACGGCTCGTTGTTCATGCTTAAGCCGGGGATTTTATTCTCCGCTTTTCGGATTGCGTAGTTGGTATTTCTTTCCGTCTTGCTATCCCCGCCGCCATAAGTGGAACGGCGCATAGGGTCAATGGTTCTAGCAATTTGACCAGATGCGGTTGGAACATACTGCTGTGCATAACTGCCCAGCGTCCCACCGAGAAGCGTTGCCAATTTATCGTTGGAATCTGCATAGCTCACGCTGTCCAACGTGTCATTCAGTCCTTGCAGCATCGTGGTTTCCAAAATCGGGTTCCCGATTTTTCGCGCAGCGTCAAGGAATTTTGTAACACTTAGACCGTCGTTCTGCCATTCATTGGCAATCTCGGCGCCCATCAAAAGCGGTACGCTTGCGGGGCTTGCCCAATCAATGGTGTACGTTCCTTTACCTGGAATATTGATGGAATATTCCTGTTTGCCTGTCATCTCATCAAATGCATCGGCACGGTCGTCTCCGCTATCGCTGCCGTTCAACAGCCCATTATATGCAAGGATGCCGCCTATGCCCATCAATGCCGTGCCAGTCAGACCTTTGGCAGCAGCGTCAATTACATCTGCGCTGCTTGCACCTGTGGCATAGCGATAAGCAGCTTCTACTGTGCCACCTACAATATTGTATTCCATTGCATTTTTGGCAATGTTCAGCGGGGTTTTCTTGAACGGTAAAACGCCTTCGCCTATTGCCCAAAGAATTTTCCCCTCTATTCCGTGCCCTTTAATATCATTCTGATAATTTTTCAGTGCAGTGGAAAGAAAGTTATCTTCGTGGAATGTGGCTTCTTTTGCATCGCGCAAAGCCGTTGCAGCTGCATCCACAAGTGCCTGCTTGCTTTTTGCATCGGTTGCTGTAAAAACGCTGCTGTCATAGCCACGCGCTTTCAGCTGGCTTGCCATTGCATTGCCAAATGCCGAAGTAAGGAAAATATTATCCTCTTTTTCCAGCAATGCACTGTTGATGTCAGCCGCTTTCTGGATTATCTTCCCGGGTTTGCTGGTAAACGTATCCTGCGCGGCACGCAGCCCGCTTTCCGCATTGAACTTGCCGTCATTGTACAAAACAGAATACATTTTGTTCTGCCCATACTCTTTGGCAAGGTCTACCATCTTGCGGCCATCGGCTGTAAGGGTTGTTCCAACGGCTTTTGTTCGTTGGTCTTTCGGCAAAGCAAGCTGCATCACGCCGGAAACATTGTCTTTGGCGCGGGTTACAACGCCCATCGATACGTTGCCAAGCACGTTTCTTGCGTGGGTTCTGGTATTTCCCAGCATAGACAGATAGCGGATACTTTCCATCTTGTCGCCAAATGTTTTGGCAGGCAAATATTTGGCAAGCCGCTTATATGCGTCCAGTTCCTTTTCGTAGCGTGCTTTGCTGTCTGGCATATCGGCCATTTCGGCAAATGCGTTTTTTACATAGTCGTAATCTTCCTGGCTTAAATTCTCAACGCCGAGAGTTTTACGCGCCATTGCATTAAACACATCGTCTGCATTGCCTCCGGCAAGGATGCTGGCAGCCGCAGATTTTGCTTGCTCATCGGTGGCCTTGATACCTTTTGTACCCGCCATGTTTTTAATGCGTTTTGCAAGGTCATCCATCTGTGCGTTCAGTGGATTATCGCCTACATCAACGCCCTGTGCCTTCAAAAAAGCGGTAAATTCTTCGTCTTGCGGCCCAGACTTCGCCATTTCTACAACATCTGATGCCAAAGATTCCAGCTGCTTGCCGTCTCGCGTTTCCGCAAAATCATTTACTTTTCTTTGCGTGATTTGTTCAAACTTGCGAATGGGAGTGTACTCGTCAATTTGCGCCCAGCGCCCTGCGCTCAATGCTTGGGCATTTTTGCTCTGCCCGGCGCTGACAGCGCGGTTCAGGTTTTCGATTTGTGCCTGCACCAACTGTGCATCTGCGCTGCCTTTTTCGTAGCTGTTCAGCATGTTTTGCAGCTGGTCGGCAGCATAATAACCGCGATATACGTCGCTGGCATCAAAATTTCCGTCAGCTGATTTTCGGGCCAATTCATCCGCAACCGTGCGCCCGGCGCTCAAAATATCGCCGTTCTGCTGTACTAACAAATCAAAATCCTGTTTGGCGGTATCCTTACCTTCTGCCCTGCTGTATACGGTATGAGTCTGTTGCCAGATACCTGCCGCTGCGGCCTCGTCCGCATCAATTTTGCCGCCCATCGCACGCTGGTTCGCGTAGTCCTGGTTCACTACCTCGCGGCGGTCATACTGCGTACTTTCCGCGCCCACCGCATTCTCCGGCACGCTCTCGCTGCCATTCAGGGGCCGCGCTGCATTCTGCCCGCTGGCGGCTCCTGCCGTCTGGCGGGCATTCTCCACAATGTCCATACCCGGCACAGGCTCACTCGCGGTGTCAGTCGGCTGCAAAAATGCAGCGCCCCCGGCATCAGCCGAAGGCGCTGTGTTCATGGTTGGCATTGTAGCGTCACCGCGCTCATATACCCGTTTTACATAGTCAGGCGCATTCCGGTCGAAAGACTGCGTGTCTAACCAGTCTGCAAAATCCTCGCCGCCAAGCGGTGCGTTGCCGGGGCCATCAAGGATACGATCCCGCATATAGTCTATGACGGTTCCGCGCATATCGGCATCAACCAAAGGCCCGGCTTTGCTCTGCTGCACAAGTCCCATAAGGGCGTCTGCCGCGTTGCCGTCCGGTATGCGGTTTCCCATGCCCATCATGTCGTACACTTCCGTTATGGCAGTGTCGTAATCCACGCCATCTTTCAGCGAAAAATGCGTGCCGTTCTGGATATTGTACTGCGACAAAGTCTTGAGGCCGCTGGCATTCAGCAGCTCGCCCTGCGTCTGTGCATCGACCTTGATAGGCGTAGTTTTCAGATATTCTTTCAGAATCGTTGCGGATTCATCCAACGGTTCAGCGTAATCCTCAGCCCTCACAATGCCAAGCGCAATGCTTTTGGCTTCCTCTGCAAGGTCATCACGGCTTGCGCCGTTCTGCATCTGGCTGTGCAGTGATTCTATGCGTCTTGTGTAGGGGCTTCTGCGGTCTTTTCCTGTGATTGTCTGCGCCCACTCTGCCACTGATTGAGCGTTTCGCGCATCATTGTTTTGTACTCCTCGTCCGAGCACACCCTCGGCGCCACCTTGCCCGCCTTCACCTGCTTGTCCAGAAAGTCCATCTCTAACGCTTCCGGATTGCAGTTCATTGCCTCCGCCAGATTCAGCATCGACCCGAATGTTTGCTGGAATGTTTTCTCCCAAGTTCTCATTTACAGCACCTGCCTTTGCTCCATTGTAACCTGCCTGCCCCTGCGCGTCAATCGGCAAACTGTCCGTATTTTGCAGCGCAAGTTTGGCTTCATCGCCAATCTCCTGCTGGCGCTGCAACACGGCGCGGCGCAGCTGTTCGGCTTCTTTTTCCTGCGCACCGTTCAAATTGACCTGCCCGCGCAGTTCATCTAGTGTATCAAGTGCACTGCGATTGGTCGCGTCTGGCGTGTTCATCCGCTGTATCTGCGCGGCAAGCCCGGTTGTGCCGTTGGCTTCCGGCTGCACAATGTTTCTTGCCGGTGCGGCGCTCTGCACATCCTGCACGGCATCGTCAGCTTGTTTCAAGGCATCCTGCGCAGCGTCACCCGCTGCGCCTTTCAGCCTGTTGAACACCGCCCCGCCGATTTCCGGCAGTGCATTCATGGCAACGTTCCCGGCAATGTTCTTAGCTGTGTTCCCCGCAATTTTACCGGGGGTCAAGGCGTCGTCTACCGTCTGACCATTTGCGATTGCCTCCTGCTGGGCAGAATAGGTGCTGAAATCATCCGCCAGCGTGGGCAGCGTGTCCAGCGCCAGATCAGCACTTGTATCGGCCAGCACACGCCCCGCCGCTTCGCCAAAGCCGGGCTGTACAATGTTTTGCAGTACCGGGATTTTCTTGGCAGCGTCATACAGCTTGCCGCCCACCTTCTGCGCAGCGTCGGCGTATTTTGTGCCATCCACAAGCTGATTGAACGCGTTGTACTGTACCGCTTTGCCCGCAATAGAGCCGCCAATAGCCGCAAGCGGGTTTTGCTCGGTGTACTTGTCCAGCGTCGGCACAAGCGCCGGTACAGTGCCGCTTTCAATGGCCTGCGTGTACTTGCCGCCCGTTTGCTTATCTGCCCAATCCGTGAACGCTTTCTCGGTTTGTTTTTGCATCGGGAAGCTGCGCATAAAGCCTGCCGTCGCCGCCTGCAAATCCTGTCCCAGCCCGTTCAGGGATGCTTTCTGGTTCATCCGGGAAAGTGCTTGCGCCTGCGTGTTGTAGTCATCCAGCGACAGCGTTCCGTTCTGCACCTGCTTGTACAAATCCCCAGCATTCTGGCCGTACTGTTTCACCGCCTTGATTTCGGCGCTCGTCAGCTTGCGGCCCGGTGCGGCAAGCTCGGCGCGGTAGTCCGCATCGCTCTGCAACTTTTTCAAGGCTGCGGCGGTGTCCTCCTGCTGGCTCTTGTAGTCGTTGCGCTTGTCCTTTGCAGCCTGCGTCTCTGCCGCACTAGGGGCACTTCCTGCGGCGGCGTAACTGCTGCCGATAACTTTTCCGCCCCGCGTCACAGCGCGGCTCTGGGCGGGCTGCGCGGCGTTCCCACGGCCTATACCGTTCTGCTCGGCGTAGCTCTTTGCGGCGGTCGTGCGGGTACCGGCTTTTTTTGCTTCCAGATACTTTTCCTGCGCACTCTTTTCCTTTGGCTTTTCGCTCTTTGTCTCGTCTTTTTTCGTGTCCTCTGCCTTGGGCTTGCTGCTCGCCGTGCTGCCGCCGGTACTTGCAGTACTGCCAAACAGTGCATCCATTGCCGCCCCTGCATCCTCACCGCTGGCGCTGCCGGTGCTGCTGCCGGATTTTCCGCTGCCATTCCCGCTTCTGCGCCCGCTCCTGGCCGCTTTGGCCGCCGCTTTGGCCGCTGCCGCCGCTTCTTTCGCTGCCTGTTTTTCGGCATACTGCTGTGCCTTTTTTTGCTGCTCATACAGGTCGTTTGCCTGTTCAAACTTGGCTTGTGCAAGTTTCATCTGGCGGTTCAGCACATCATTGTTCAGGCTGTTTTCCAGGCTGGCCCCCTGCACAATGTTTTGCAGGGTGTCGCTGTACGTGTCTTTCAGTACAGGCAGGGTCTTGTCGGTCGCATTCAGCAGCGCCGCGCCTTTTGCCCGCGCCGTCTGCGTTTTGTTCTTGCCCTCGTTCACCGTGCTGGCCTGGGCGTTTTTGTACCGGTTCAAATATGCGTTCAACAACGCATCTTCCCGGTTGCTCACTTTTGCCATCTGTCAAGACCTCCCATATACAAAAAGTGGTGGGGCGGCTTTTCCTTTGCCGCCCCATTCCTTTATTCGTAGCTGTATTCCCACTGCCCGGTGCTGGTGTTGAACTTCTGCTGTAAGCGCGGCATACTGGCGGCCATGTTCGCGTATCCCTGCATCAGGCTGATCAAGTTATTTGCGTTGTTCGCCGTCAGGTTGCTCAAATTCGTCTGGTACTGGCTCAAATCGGCTGCGTCGCCGCTGGCCTTCTGGTTTTCCAGCTGGGCCATGTTGTTCTGGTAGGTGTTCAGCAAACTTGCCAGCTGGGCGGCACGTTCGGTTTCCAGGGCGTTGCGGCTGCTGCCGTAGTTGTTCAGCATACCGGCGGTCGTGGTCTCCGCCGCGCCGCCGCCAATGCCCTGCGCCGCAAGCTGCTGGGCAAGGGTGCGCTGGTTCATCATCTTGTTGATGTACGCTTGCTGCAAGGCGCTGTCTGTGGCGCTGTTCAGCTGGCCCTGGCCGTACTCATAGTCGGTTTTCTGCTGGGCCGCACTGCGCTGGTAGGCTTCCTCACGCGCTTTGCGCTGCGCCTCCTGCGCGGCTCTCATCTGCTCTTCCGCCCGGCGCTGTGCTTCCGCCGCCTGCTGCTGGGCCGCCTGTAAGGCGCTCTGCATCTGGTTCAGGTAGCTTTGCATATAGTCGTTGTTCTGCTGCGGTGCGCTGTAACTCTGCTGCGGTGCGCTGTACGTGGGCGTGGATACCACCGTGGCCGGGGCTGTGTAGGTGGTCTTTGGCTGGCTCACCGGCTGCACAGGCGGGGTATACGTCTTCTTTGGGGCCGTATATTTGTTGCTGCCGGTCGTATATGTTTTTCTGCTGCCATACTGGTTTACTCTGTTCGTGCCGGGTTTAACGTAGTAATCTTTTGTAGACCCTGTAACTGGTTTCGGCATACATCATTCCCCTTTCTTCTCGCTCTGCGTGCCAAAATAAAAGGCCACGACCATTGTCACAATGGTCATGACCGTGTCAGGCTGTAATTTGCTCTGCAATGCCATCACGGCAAAAACCGCAACAACCACAAGCGTCACAATGGTTTTCACCTTGATAAGCGCTGCCAGATTTTTTAAAAAATCACTCATAGATATACACCCTCTTTCAGCCGATCAGATGCTTCTGCAAATCTTTCTTTGCTTTCTGCATCTGGTCAATGTTGTTCCCATCCAGATTGTGGTCAAGCAGGGCCAACAGCGCCTGCATGGTCACGCGCTGCCCCTCGTCCATGCGGTCAAGCCGCAGTTTGTCGTTTTTCAAGAATCTCTCCATGGCGTTCACCCGCGCTTCCAACTGGGTAATGCGTTTGTCCTGGTCGGTCTTCGGCTTTTTTACTGCGGCGATTACTTTGCTTATGGCCACGCCCCCGGCATACAGTCCGGCAGCAGCGCCTGCCGCGTAAATCAAAAACGCCCAGGCTTCCGCGATCGTAAATGAAAATACGTGCTGCATCGGCATCACTCCTCCGCCCATTCAGATTTATACAGCCCTGCATCCGTCAGGCCGCGCTGTTTGCACAGCAGATAAACCGCATCTGCGTCCCCCTGGCTCACCGGCCCAATGGTAATCACTTGCAGCTTGTTTGCAGGCTTGTCCACTGCGGGCAGGGCCTTGACCAGATGATTCAAATCAACCACCTTGGCAATGCCCGCAACATAGCCCTGTCCGTATTGGTGGATGTAGCGCGGCAGTGTTTTGTTGTAGTTCGTGCGCGTGTCGGCCAACCATCCGATGTAATCTTCACACAGGTAGGCGTAGTCGATGTTCGTGCTTGCAAACGCTGTGAAGGTGTAAATGCCAGCCGTGAATCCATGCGCTTTGGCTTTCTCGCAAAATGCCATTGCGATTGCCGTGCGCTGGTCTTTCGTCAGGTTGTCAGCGCGGCCATCGTGTTCCTCGCGGCTCCATTCGGCATCGAAAAACAGCGGGTAGCCGGTCGGGGCAAGGCTTGCGCAGAAATCGGCTTCCTCGCGGGCTTCGTCCACCGTGACCGCCTGCGAGAAGAAATAAAAGCCGAACAGCTTTCCGTTCGCTTTCGCCCCTGCAAGGTTGGCGTCGAACTGCTCGTCCTTCATAAGCTTGCCGCTGCCGTAACCACGGTAGCCGATGCGAACAATGGCGCGGTAGGGAACTTTCGCCCAGTCAATAGCGCCCTGGTGATGGGACACATCAATCAGCACTTCCTCACCGCTGGACTGTGCAGCGTCCGCAGGTTTTTCCACTGCGTGTTCACCGGCGCGGTAGGTAAACACCTGACTGCTCGCCGTGGTGAAGTCGCTGTCCAGCCATACCAGAGGGTTTGTGCGCTTGCCGTTCAGGATAACTTCAAAATGCAGGTGCGCACCGAACACGTTCCCACTAACGCCAGAAAAGCCGATGAGTTCTCCCTCTTTGACCTTCTGTCCGACCTTGACGCAATAGCTGCTAAGGTGGGCGTATCGCGTCTGTAAAGTTTTTCCCTTGTAAGGCGCGTGTTTGATTCTCACCATGTTGCCATAGCTCTGCATTCCGGTCTTTGTGTGGCCGTCCCAGTTCTGTGTTTGGTCAACCGTGCCTTCCTCGGCAGCGTAGATCGGGCGCTTGTAATCCGTGCCGTTCTGCGTGCGCCAATCGGCGCCCTGATGCAAACTGCCATCGTTGTAGTACCAGCCCTGCGTTAAAACGTGCAGGTCAAGTGGCCAGTGCAGCAGCACCTCGCCGTTAGATAATCTCATAGAATCAACTCCTTAAATTTTCAGTCATCCGTTGCATTCATGCGCAGCACCTGTCCAAACTGCACAAGGCTGTCTTACGGCAGCTCCCCCCGAATGAATAACGTAGCGTCATTTTGCTATACCTCCACAATAAATTTCATTTCGCGTAGGCCAAATACCACACGGTGCCAGATACCTCAGTGTTCGGCGCAAAGTTCATCTGCATATTAGACAGCCCAGTTATGCACCGAAACGAAGCGTTTGCTAAGGAAAGGTTCATTGGTACGAACATTGTTCCAGAAGACGAAATGTTTAGAATGGCAAATGCATCGTCTGGCGCTCTTACGGATATCTGCGCAAACTGGTCTGTTCTGCCAGAAAAATCCGTACTTTTTAGTATTAACTTATTTGATTTCTTGCCAAGCGCATCACCCACAGCCTTAGCGTCAGCAGCAACGCCCTCTTGCGTCAGCGTCGTATCAGTGGGGGGGGGTGACAGCATACGGATTATTTGTTGCGTTCATGTGGTTCTCCTTTCACGCGATGCGGCGGTAACGGTATGTGGCGATATAGGGCTGCATATTGTTGTGAGGCTGAGAGCCACCAGCAAAAGCAGTCCTAAACCCATTTGTACAGCCGACGGAAGTAAATGCGAGTCGGATAGACGCACTTGTTCCATCATTCAGCCCGACATTTTCACCAGTTACCCATTCAAGTCCTTCATGGCGGTGTCTTGCAGTTTCATTCTCAGTCAGCGTATGTTCCTTCTCACCGCCAACACTGCCTGCCTCATAATCTCCGCCAGCACCTACCGTTACTCGGTCAACGCCGTACCGTTCCCAGGTTCCATATCCGTACACCGCCGCAACCTTTTCCGGCGTGCTCAAATCCGGCGCGCCGATCAGCCCGGTTCCGTCCCACTCGATGATGCCGCCAACGGGCACATAAGGATATTTATAAGGGTTGTCCGTCATACGCTCACCTCCACCACAAAGACCGCCGCGCTTGTCGGCGCTGCGTTCGCATAAAACTTAATAACTCCGGCCCCGGATTCCAGCGCCGCCACCAAACGCACTGCATCAGTAACTCTCGTGCGGTCACTTACAGCAATCCGGCTGTCAGCCGTCACACCGGCCACCGTGACCGTAGCGCAGGTGGTGTAGCTGCTCGTGCTGCCGTCATCCCACGACACTGTGTAGCTGCCAGCCGTCCAGGCCGATGCCGCCACCGTAACCGTTTTGTAGCTATGCTCGGCTTCTGCGCCTACCTCTTTCGCGCTCAGCCATACCGATTCCCCGGTCTTGCCGTTCACGTTTTGGATAACGCCCGGGTCGCCTTTCTCGCCTTGCGGGCCTGTCGCGCCGATTGGGCCTTGCTCACCTGTCAAGCCCTGGAGGCCCTGCGGCCCTCGTTCGCCGGTTTCTCCCTTTTCCCCCTGAATGCCCTGCGGCCCTTCCGGGCCAACTTCACCTTGCGGGCCAACGGGGCCTGTCTCACCGGTAGCGCCTTGCGGCCCCTGCGGTCCCTGCGGCCCCTGCGGGCCTTGCAAACTGCCGATCGGGTTCCATTTCTTGGCGTCCACGTCCCAAATGTGCACAACGTTGTCGGTCTCACTGCCCACCGCGTAGGCATCGCCCTTGTTGCCGGTAGGGTGTGCTCCTTCCAACATCGTCAGGCTGTTGTAGCGCCCCAGCACAACAAAGCTCGTGCCGTCTGCGCCCTTCTCACCCTGCGGCCCCTGCGGGCCTGTCGGGCCTGTTGCGCCGGTCGGCCCTTGTGCGCCGGTCAAACCCTGCACGCCGCGCGGGCCTTGAATCCCCTGCGGCCCCATGGGGCCAATATTGCCCTGTGCACCCGCTGGCCCCTGCGGGCCTACCGGGCCTTGCGGGCCTTGTGCGCCGGTATCACCTTTGCGCAGTGCTATCTGTGTCACGCCGCCATTGTCCGTCACGGTCGCGCCCATAAACTGCATCCGGCTCCGCTGCGGCATTTCCTCGCCGCCATCGTCCAGTATCAAATGGCCACTGCTGCCGGTAGCCTGCCAGGTCTTGCCGTCGTTGCTCGTCTCAAGGACTTTATCGCCGTTTAAACGGATATACAGGCAGCCACCCTCATTGTGGGTGCGGTTTTCCAGTGCCATTTCGTTCAGGGCCGTCACAAGCTGGTTGAAAATCGGCACAATGACTTCTCGCGGTATTTCGTCCATGACCCGCTGCATCTCTGCTGTGCTAAATCCCGGTGTGTCCGGTTTGCCAACGTTGCCCTTGCCGCTCAAATCGGCGGGTAATATTTCTCTGAATGCCATTTCCTCACCCCTTAAAGTTTCCGTTTTCCACAAATTCTGTGGCAATCTGCATCAGGCCAAAGGGCTGGTTCAGTTCCTCGTTCACAAATCGGAACCGCGCCTTGTCCACCCGCTTGATGCGTATTTTGTTGTGCAGCGTTCGCGCCGTCTGGTCGTTGGAGTAGGTGAACTGGTGGTATACCAACTGGGAATAGGTAAAATACCGGCTGTGCAGTTCGTCCTTCCATATCTGGTTCCAGATGCCGCGCTTCATGGCAAACACTGTCACGCTCGTGGCGACACTGGGTGCCATTTGCAGCGCCAGATAGCGGAAACTTTTGTTCTTGTAAAACAGCGTTCCCATCAAATCCGGGGTCTCCCACGCGGCGCAGATGGCCTTGCCGTCGTCGTTGTAGCTCGTCAGCGCTTCGGTGTCGTTATAAAACCGATAAATTTTCCCATCAGCAGAGCCAAAATACAGCCTTGTCTCGTTCACCCACATGACCCGCGCCGGGATATTCGTCTCGTAAAAACAGGCGTATTGCCGTGTGGAATACGGCTCGTTCTTGTTCGCGCCCAAATTCTGCTGTCCGTCCAGCACATAGGCAACGCCGTTCAAGCACAGCCAGTACATATCCTTGTATACACAGGCGTAGGCGTCGCCCTTTCCTGCTTCGGCCAGCAGCTTGCCGTTCATGTAATAACTGCGGTTCTGGCTGAATCTCTCACCCACAATGTCACTGGGCGTGATCGCATAGATGCCTAAGTTTGTCAAAAACATTGGCTCGTTCGCGCAGTAGGCAAAACTGTATTTGGCGATTGCGCCCGGCCCCTGGATCGTGTTCGTGACAGGGAACGCCGGTTCATTGTCCACCAAATTGCCCTGCCGGATAATTACGTTTCGGTCTGTCTCGTGCTCATCCTTGTGCGCCGCTATGCGGTTCTCAATGATGGAATATCCCATGATGGCACTTTTCTCTGTGCCCACCTTGCTGTACCCGGTATCAGGCCAGTAAGTCAGGTCATACTGCCCGCTGTACCAGTCCTGGTTTGGATAGTCCGGATTCCCGCTTAAAAACAGGCGGTCGGTCGCACCGTTCACACCGAACAAAATGCCGATATTGCATTTGTTGATTCTGTCCGCATAGCCTTTCACGGTGCGGCTTGCGGTGATCTCAATGTTATCCTCGCCGGTAACAGGGCTTTTCCCCGGCGCAGTGTTGAACGTTACCACACCCGTTGACGCATTGCAGCTGTATCCGCTGGTCATCGTTTCCCAACTGCCGTTGCTCGTCAGCTTGCGCACCGTCACATTGGCACTGTCCAGCCCGGAAAAACTCAAATGGTACTGGGTGCTGGTTCCGTCTGCTGAAAACAGTTCCTTGAACTTCGGTTGCAGCAGGTTCAATGCGTCATACTGCTTGCCGCCGCCGGACGGTGCTTTTGCAATCGTCAGCGTCGGGATGCGGGCATTGTCGCTTGCTTTCTTGATGGTACTGCCGTCATAGACCAACAGGCATTTGCCGTCAGCAATGTACAGCTTATCGTCCATCTGCCAACTGCTGCTCCGCGCATCGGCCATCCCGGTATAAATGGCAGACCCGATGTCGCTGCCGCTCGTCGGTTTCAGGTACAGCGCCGTGCCCGCATGGATCAGCGTCTTGTCTTTCAGGATATGGCAGCCATTGATGCGGGCCGGGTAGGTGTACAGCTTTTCATATCCCATTCGTTTGCGGACCTTGCCGGGTTCACTGCGGATGATGTTCTGCGCATTGGGGCTTTGGCTCGTGCTCACGTTGGCAGTGTTGCTCGTGTAGTCGATGCCCAGCAGCTTGTCGATCACCAGCTTGGAGCGGCTGATGGGCGTCGGAATACTGAATGTCGCCATCCTTACCACCACCCTGTATTGCTGGTAAATTCCTCTTTCGTCACAGCCTGCGGATTGCGCAGCCGTTCAAAAGCGGTTTCAAATTCGTTGCGGTAGTAGGTCGCCACCGTAATGTCATCATCCTTGTACAGCTGGCTTGCCATGTACAGCGGCAGCAGTACAACCGCGTCGTCCGGCATGTCAATCACCGTGTCGTCGGCGGTGGTCAGCGTCAGCATCTCGGGCTTTGCGTCATAAAAAAACTCAAACTCTCCCGCATAGCTGTCCGGGAATACCAGATACTTGCCGCCGTACAGTACAATGCCGCTCACCGGGGTTGGCGTTCCGTCGGCCATCTTGTAGATTTCCATGACCCCGGTGCGCCAGAAATTCGGTACTGTCTTTTCCAGGTCAACGGTCAGCGGCACGTCCGCCTCTTTGGTAAAACGGCAGCTTTTGCGCAGGTATCGCCCCGCCGTGCACAGCATTTCAATGGCTTCGTTGGCGGCCTGCGGCATGGCGTTCATGTACTCTTTGTTCGACTCATCCGGGTTCGTGATATCCGTTCCGTCAGAACTGAACATTTTTTGTAAGGTCGCCAGTTTGATTTCCTTCCAGGTCAACAGCATTCACCCCCTGTTCCATCTGCCGCTGTGCTTCCAGCTGCTTGTTGATATCTTCCAGCACCGTTGCCGCGTAAGGGTAGCCGGTGCTCTTGTTCCATGTCCAGTAGGTTCTTGAAGTGTTCAGATCGCCGATGGGGCCAAACGCGCCCGCCTGGAAATCCACCTTTGCCATATCCCACAGCCGTTCACGGTTGCTGGCAAGGTTGCTTGCCGGGTCTACCTCAATGATAAATTCATCGTTCCAGTACAATTCCCCGGCTGCGTCCCGCTTCAAAAACTCCATGCGGTCAAAGTGCCCATACTGCTGTTCGCCGTCCACGTCGGTATCCGTCATGGGATACGGCTCATCCGCATACGCCAGCAAAAATTCAAACATCTTGCGGTACAACTTGGCGTAGGCGTTGTTCTTCATCTCCCGCTTGGATTGCAAACGGCCCGCGCTTTGGTTCGCGCTGAACTGCTTTGCACTGCCGGATGTCGCAGAACTATCGTACTTGCCCTGGAACGCATCGGTGATGCCCAGCGTCGATTTTGCCCAGTTATAGTTATATTCCAGCATATTCTGGTCGTTCTGCACATTGGGCTGCACGTTGAGGACATCGATCATGTTGCGCTGGCTCGGGTTCTCTATGCGCAGGATTTTTAGCTCGTCGTCGTTCAGTTCTGCCTGCACACCCTCCGGCAGAATGACCCAGCTGCCGCCTTTCAGCAGCTTTTCCTGTATCTTCGTGCCGTATTTGTTGATGGCTTGCTGTTGGTCGGCCACAATGTCCACATCCGATACGCCCAAAAACATATCCGATGCAGCAATGTTCACCCGCTCAATCAGGGGGAAACCGTGCGGCTTGTAGGCGGGTATCTCATTGGCCTGCATCTCGCCGGGCATCAGGATAACTTCCCCGGAGTCATTATCCAGCTGTACGCTGCCATCCGGGTTTATGATGGGCACATCCTCGCCCTGTACCTGGGCGGGCAGAACCTCCCCGCTGCTCATCGTCACATCCTGGGTCAGGGTAAGCGTCTGCACGGGCTGTTCCTTGAATTTCTTATTCCCGCAGACACACACATCCCCCACCCGGCGGCGTCCGCATTTTGTGCAGACCTCCGCCGTTCGTGCGTAATAGTCGGGGAAATCTTCCAACACTTGGCTGCCTACCCAGCTAAACATCCCCACTGTGCCCTTATCATGCTTGTAGTACACAATGTTCTGGGTCACAACGCCTGTGTGGGTGCTGCCATCGTCTCCACCTCTGGCATCCGGCGCATCTTCGGTGTCGGTGTCCAGCTTGATGCCGTACCGCGCTTCCAGGGCTTCTTTGCTCTTGGATATCTGCACAAACACATAATCCATGTCGTCCAGCTTGTACACGCCCGGCTGGGGGATGACCTGCCGCGGGTGGCGCAACTCGATTTCCACGTCGCCCAGTGTGCAGTGATACCCAGCCGCCGGGTTCCATTCCACATGGAAAAAATCAGCCCCCTGCACCGGTACGGTGCGCTCGCTGCGGTCGTTCAGTTCGGTAAAGTGCATCCGGCGTGCCTGGTTGCGCAAAAGGCTTTCCAGCTTGCGTGCCTTGTCCTCGTCCTCCCGGTGGATGGCCGTCACCTTCGGTAGCGGGTAGGTCGAATCCACCTGGCTCTCAATCAGCTCATAGATGATATTGCGCACATTGGTGGCATCCTTCTTGGCCCCCTGTATCTCGTGGCTGCCGTAGTACATGGCCTCGCGCTTGCGCATCTTATCCAGCGTGCCGCTGTACGCAGATTTCGCGCTGGATAGCTTGCCCTGCCATTTTTCAAGGTCTTTTGTCTGCTTATCGTCTTTCTTCATATCGTCACTCCTGTGGGGTCACGCCCCCGCAAATGTGATAAAAAGCGGCCATGCCGTAGCAGAGCCGCTAAAATTACTGCTTCTTGGTTCGCCGTTTCCGGGCAACTTCCCCTTGTGGCAAGCTGTCACTGCCAGGGTGAGCCTCGTCGTTCTCTACTGCCCGGGAATAATACGTCCCGTCCTTGTTCACAGCCTCCACAACATACAGCCGCTTGCCGTCCTCAAAGGTGTCACCGATTTTCAATCCTTTAGGAACCATGCCGCACCGCCTTAGGTCAGCGTGCTACCAGCAGCAGCGCCGCCCAAAATAACGTGCCGCCAATCTCCGAAACCGGCGCTGAAACGGCCACGGCAGGAAGTGATCAGATCCTGCGTCAGCGTGTCCACATTCTGGAAGGTCTCCATCGCGGTACGGTCATAGAACACGTTGCCCAGCAGGTCTTTGTTGGCCTGGCTGCTCATGATGATATAGGGGTTGCTTTCCTCCGCTGCCTGCCAATGATGGTCAACGATCAGCTTCCACATACCCTTGTTGACGTTCACATCGTTGAAGTTGCTGCCGACCTGCTGGTCACTGTTGGCAATCTTCTTTGCCAGCACGATCATATCGGGGCGGTTGGCAGGCAGGATGATGGTGTCGAACACATAGCCCATGTGGTTGCCGGAGGCATTCATGAAGTTGAAGCCGACATTCGCCAGCTTGTTCAGCATCGCGTCATCGGTGCCCAGCGCATTGGTGAACACATTGCTCTGTGCGGCAACGCCGGTATTGCCGGTATGGTCTTTGGCAAACAGGGCCTTGCCGTCCGCAGTGGTGGAATCCAGCCCGGTCTTTGCGCCGTAAGTAAAGGTCGCGGCGGCGCTGGTCAGTGCGCTGGAAGCAAACACAGCACGGCTGCGCTTGTAGGCACGCACATAGGCTGCCGCGCGGGCAGCGGCCATATCAAACTGGTTGTCCTCGATCATCGTCTTGGTGATGCGGAACGCTTTCTTGAACTCCGAATGCTGGATAAGCTTGGGTTCCACCTCGCCGAAATCATCCAGCGGGCTGGACGCGCCCTCATCGACCAGATCAAAGTTGGAGAAGGTAGACATACCTGCGATCTTCTCGCCGAAACGCTTGGACTTCTTGACATTGAACAGCGCTTTCACAAGCTCGTCATCGTTGTTCTTCTCGTTGTCGGTGTCCTTCATTTTCATGGTGAGCAGGTCAGCCCACTCATTCCAAAAATCATTGGCAAGGCCGCTTGCCTTACTAAAAATAACTGCCATAGTCAGTCTCCTTTACACAAAAATCAAATTGAGTTGTAGAGCTTCTGTAGCTCCTCTTCGCTCTTGTCCGGGAAATACTCACGTGCTTTCGCAAGCATCCCGCTGCTCATGGTCTTTTCCTTGCCCGGCATATTGGCTCCTCCGTGGGACGCCAGATGCCCTTTGCCGCGTGCCGCGTTGATAGCTGCTTGTCGCCCTGCCGCTGTGCCGCTCTGTACGGCCTTGCCATAGTTGACCGCCTTGTAGGCCGTCACCATATCCAGGCCATTGTTCTGCACCAGGTTCACGATCTCGCCAAAATTCTCCATGTTGGCAAGGTCAGCAACACTTTTCAGGCCCGGTTCCAGCTTTTGCAGTTCGGCAAAATCAGCGTTGAACGCCGCCTGCGCCTCATCGTTGACCCTTGCGGCTTTCAGCTCCTCCATCTCGGCTTTCAGCTGTGCTTTCTCTGGGTCGTTGTCAATGATGCGCTGCAATGCGGCACGCTGTTCTGCCGTCTGGTTGGCCGTAGCCTGTTCAATGGCTTTCTGTCTGGCAATGCGGTTCTGGGCATCCATCGCGTCAAAGTAATCCTGCATCGTATGGATAGCCGCGCCGGTCTCGGGGTTCTTGTACCCGGCAAAGCGCTGTGCAAACTGTCGGTCTACGCGCTGCTGTGCCTCTCGCTCGCTGCGCTGGCGGGCAATGGCCCATACATTGTTGGGGATTTCCGGTTCCTGCGCGGGGGCAGTTTCCGTACTTTCCACATCTGTTTCCACGTTTTCAACAGTTTCCACGTTTTCTTCCGGGGTGTTCTCGATCTGGTCGGCTACGCCAGCGGTCACGCCGTTTTCAAACTCGTCCATAGGTTCCTCCGCGTACAACGCCCGCCGGCTAAAAATTTGTATAAAAAAAGCGCCTACCATCTCTGGTAAGCGCTTCTTCTATCGTAGTTGTAGGGGGCGGCGTCCTCGACGCCCCGCTCCTGCCTTCCCCTGTGGGGCTACGCCCGCAGTGTGTCGCTATTTCCCCGCTTCTCCTTGTGCTCCCACAGGGTAATTTACCCGCATCACCGCAACGTCGGGGGCTTTCTCCCCCCTTACGTGCCCAAAATCAGGGCACTGCTTGTTCCGGCAAATGAATTTCAGCACTTCGTGCTCGGAATCGGTGCGGCACTCTATGCCGCAGGTCTGGCATCTCATGCAGGGCTCCCCCATTTCTCAATCAGCATTTTGCGGTCACTCGGGCTTGCGTTCTTGTAGTCCTCGTACATATCTGCCGTCCAATGCCGCTTTTTAATATTCACCGGCTTTTTCGCCGGGCTTGTCCACCAAACGCAAAAATAGCGTAACGCATCCGGGAAATGCGTCAATCCGTGCGGGTTCTTCGCATACACATCAGGGTTTTTATCATCCTTCTGTATTTTCGTCAGGCACGTCCACAACTCGCCCGGCTTGTAGAACGTCAGATACCCCTTCCCTGTTTTCTCGTCCTTGCGCAGCCATTGTTTCATGGCCGCACACCCGGCAGGGAAATCGCGGGAACTTTGCACCAGCGGCAGATGCGCTTCGCTGAACAGCTGTGCACGGCTCTTGCCGCTCTCCTGGCTGCGGTTCCACAAATCAGGCGGTGCAAGATACATATCAATTTCCTCGCCCTCGGAATCTCGCAAAATCAGGTCTGCTGCCTCGCCTATCGTCTTGTTTGGCCCGCCGTCCACCCGGTACACCGTTGCATGGTTGTTCGGGTCAACGGCGATCCAGATAGCCGCCAGCATATCAAGGCCGTAGTCAATCGCCACATAGCGTCTAAGCGGCCCTGTTGGCGGTGCATCGACCAAGTGGGTATCTTTATCAAGCTCACTAAAAAAGCGCCCTCCTGGTGCGGAGAGCGCTTCTTCCTCTGTCGCAGGGTACTCCTGCATCGTTTTATCTTCGCCCAGCGCAGCGACTGTCTGTGCGTACCACTTCTCACTACGGCGCGGGTCAGTTGACCATGGCAAAAACAGCTTGGTAAAGCCGTTGCCGGGGTTTGTGTAAATTTCCTCAAACAGCGTTCCCAGCTTGATAGTAGACAAGCCAATGACCCGCCCGCCAAACGGTCGGTTGATAACCGGGTATGCCGCCTGCCAAATCTCCTCTGCGTACTGCTGGAACGCCCATTCATCTATCACGATCAAGTCAGCAGTAAACGAACGGCCTGCCGCCGGGCTGGATGGGAACGCTTTGAACATACTTTCCGGCCCATCCGGCCACATCACAACTACCTGCATCGTGCTTTTGTAGAACACCGGCCCTGTCCACCCCTGGATACTGCCGCCCGGTGTGTCTACCTCGCGGATAAACTCCGGCATATACCGCAGTATCACCGCCAGGCGGCGCACAAGCTCCTTTGCCTCGTCCTCCGACCGGCTTAGGCCAATCGCAGTGCGGCCTGTGTTCAAGGCAACCAGCCTTGCCACCTCAACCAGCGCAAGCCATGTAAAGCCCAGCTGTCGCGCTTTCAGCACGCACACAAGCCGGTTCGCGGCAAACACGCGGATGGCCTTCCTCTGCCCTTCCCATAATGTGAACGGCTGTATCAGCTCTGCCGCGTCCTTGTCCTCAATATGGCAATAGGTTTCACAAAAATACACCGGGTCTTTTCTACACGCCTCGCGCTCCAATTCCCGCGCTTCTTCCAGTGTCAACCTATCACCTTCTTCTGCAAATTCCCCTTTCCCGCCCTACCGGTTTATGCTGTGCCGGTCTCACCCGTTGCAGATAGCAAGTCTGCAGCGCTTTTTTCATCCGCTGCATTTATCCCCGCGTGCGGATTCGCGTTCTCTGCTTTAATATTATGGGTTCCGGCGATGCGTAACTGCGTCAGTAACGGAGTCCGCACAAGCAGATGCCGGGCAGATTTTTTCAGGCTCTCGAAGTCCCGTTGCGACCTGCCATCGCGCCGCGCTCCTGAGCGGCTTGCCATCGTTGCTCTCCGATGCGCCCCAGTGCTATCGGTCTGTATTCCGTCCGGCTTTACGGAGGGGAGCGACCCCGCCTTTGCCCTTAGCCGGACTTGAACCGGCACACCAAGGCTCTTGCCATTGAGCTACAAGGGCATATAAAAACCCCGCAGGTTGCGCACTGTTAGTAGGCTTGCGGGGGTCGCCTAACAGGTGTCGCCTAATGGGGAACGCGCTTGCCACGTCCGGCCATGCTGCCTTGTTACCTGTATCCTCGGCGTTGGTACTGCACATAGGTCTTGCACCTTTGCCGCGCCGTTGCTTGCGGAACGCAGCGCTCATACCATCTTGGTAACGTCACCAAAATGGTCAGCTATGCAGCATATAAAAAAGCGCCCTGCTTTTCGCAGAACGCTTTGTATTTGGCCGCTGGGTCTTGAAGCGGACGGCCCTCATCCCATAAACAATAAAAAATACTATCTCCCACACCATAAAACTCAAAATTTCAAAATTTTATTTTTCCAGGGAACCTTTGCTATCCAGGATATAGTCCCCTCATAGGGGGGATATGTACTCTTGTTTCCTGCTTGTGATACAATCCCGCGTTTTCTTGTATTTTACATGGAAATTTGTACCATAGCCGGGCACGAAGGTGTGAATTTTATTTTTGAATGCGCTGGGGGAACGGACATATTCGTACTGGCCTGCGCTCTTCGTACACCCCCGGGCCGCCCTCATAGGGGGGATACCCCCACCCCCTACCCTGCCGCCCTCCCGGCTCGGAATTTGCCACAAAAAAAAATAGACCCCCGCCCCTTCCTTGATGCAGCCAGCAGCAGGCTTTCCGCTTTTCTGCTATCCGTTGCCAGCTGTCCCCATGCCGGGAAAGCCGCCTATTTCGCTAAATACTTATTTAGCGAACATCCATTTTACGTTGCATCGTCCTTTTGCATTCTCTTCTGGATGTTCTGCAACATTTTTCTATCCGCGTCGGTCATCGTCTCGGCTGTGATTTCCACGGCATCGGCAGGTTTATCCCCCGCAGAATCCCGCACAAATACCGCCGCTTTGACGTCTCCTGCCTTCGCCTTGGCGGCCATCGCTATTGCGATGCTGTCGTATACCGTCAGAGGTTCGCCTCTCTGTTGGGCCATCTTTTGGGCTCTCTCTGCTAGGTCCTGATCTTCTAAGCTGCTGATGTCGTCAGGCTGCTTCAACAGGTCGTTATATATATCCCTAATAGTACGGCGCTTTGCTTGTAGCTCGTTGCTTGCTTTTGCTCCCGCGCTTTGTATCTCTCTTTTTCGCTCTGCTGGTTGCTGGTCTAGCGTTCTCGGCTGCAGGTTGGCAATGCTTGCCGGATTCATTCGCCTGCCTGTTTTGCTAATCAGTTCCCCGCGCTCTGCTTGCTCTTTTGCTCGAATCGCTCCGCGTTCTGCCTTGCTCATCTGCTGGACGGCCTCCGCCGCCTTTTTTTCTGCCATGTTGCCGCCCTCCCTGATTTTTCGCACAAAAAAAGCGCCCAGCCGTAAAGCTGGACGCCTGAAACCTGATTTTTTGCGTTAAACCGTTAAAACTGTATAATGAGTGAGCCCCGCCGCGGGAGCTCGCTTCCTCGCGGGTTCGCTCATTATACACATTTTACACCCTAGGTGCGATTTTGTCAAGTGTTTTGCGGCTTACCGTGGTTTTCTCGCTGCAATCTCGCATCTACCGCCGCCAGAATATAGCCGTTCACGCTTTCCCCTGCTGCCGCTGCTGCCTGCTGGATGGTTTCCGCTGTATCTGGCTGCATCCTTACTGTAATAGTTTTCAGCTTTGCCAAGTATCGCGCATTTCCGGCCCGTTTTGCATCGGTCGACATTTTGCGCACCTCCTTTTGTATAGTACCCACATTATAGCACAGAGCGCTGAATCATGCAAGCATGTACAAATTGCACAGATTCATGCTAGCATTATTGTGTATTTCTCCAATCTTCATGATAGCATGTTGACATTGTTCATGCTAGCATGTATAATACAGACATAGAAAGCAAACAACCCCACACCAAACAGGAGGCCTACAAAATGACTACCACATATAAACCCTACAAATGGTTCAACCCCCGCCCCAGCACCATCACCGAAGGAACAGTAATGTACAGAGACCTGGCCACCAAGCACCACCCCGACCACGGCGGCAGCGTCTCCGACATGCAGGAAATCAACGCCGAGTGGGACGAACTCAAGCCCACGCTGCCCCGCTTCTGCAGCGAGCAGGCTAAGCAAGGCCGCCAGCAGTACGAGCAGACCAAAGCGGCAGAGGATGCCGCCAAGGCCGCACAGGATGCAGAGGCCGCCAAGATGGCCGAAGAACTCGCCAAATGCCCGGGCTTGAGGTTCGACGTCGTCGGCTCCTGGATTTGGGCCGACAGCAGCCACAAGTGGTTGCACACCCTCGAAAAGCTCGGTTTCCGCTGGTCTGCTAACCGCTGCAAGTACTACTGGCATCCGGCAGGCGACAGCAGCCGCCGCAACCGCCGCGCATCCTATGAAGAAATCTACCAGAAGTACAACGGCACCAGCTACCAGACCCGCAGCCGCGAAACAATTCCCGCCTGATGATGACCCCCGGCAAGGGTCGAAACCACCCGGCAGCCAGCCGGGCAAGGTCGCGGGAGCCGTCACCGCTCTAAGCAGTGGTTGACATACTCCAGCAAAACCGCGTGGACACTTTTCCCCTGATCAGCACAATAATCCCGGAACGCTTCCGCTTTTTCCTTTGGCACCTTACAAGCAAGTGTTGCCGCATGGTTTTTATCCCATTTCGCAGACGCTTTTTTTTGACTTTCAGAAACGGCCACAATATAGCCCCCTTTCTTGCATTCCTATTGTAACACAACGGCAATACGGTTTACAGTAGAAAAGCGCCCAAAATATACGGTAAACATTATGCAAAACGCCAATAGACATATACGGTTAACCGTAGTATCATATAGACAAATCAAAACCACAGCACCGAAAGGAGCAAACAACCATGACCCAATACACAACCTTCAAGCTAACCCCGCGCAGCGCTCAAAAAGAGCTTGCGCAGCAGCGCCGCAACCTGCAAAGGCTTTCAAACGAGTACGCAACCACAAGTAAGCCCGATGCAGTCCGACACTATATGAACTATGCCCGCCTCGCTATCATCTGTGCAAAGCGCGGCTATATGCTCTGCATCAACGACTGATCCCCGCCTGATACCTTGCAGGGCCGCACAGTAAAGCGACCCTACCCCATAACCGAATAACAACCACAACACAGGAGGCAACCCCATGATTCCGAACGACAGCAAAGACTACTACCCAACGCCCCCGGCCCTCGCCGCGGAGCTGCTCGCCGGTCTCAAGATCGACGGCCACAGCATCGAGTACGCAGGCGGCCCCATCCTGGAGCCGTCCGCCGGTTCCGGCGACCTCGCCCGCGCCATCGAGAAGGCCGCCGACATCCACTACAACAGCGACGGCACCCGCGACGACTACTACAGAACCAAGAACAAGTACCGCTTGGAGGCCCTGCAGCTCGACTGCATCGAGCAGTCCGCCGCCCTCCGGGCCACCCTCAAAGAAAACGGCTTCCGCGTCATCCACGACGATTTCCTCACCTTCACGCCCCGCGCCCACTACAAGGCGATCATCATGAACCCGCCGTTTTCCGAGGGTGCGCGCCACCTGCTGCACGCCCTGCACATCATGGAGCGGGGCGGGGAAGTCCGCTGCATCCTCAACGCCGAGACGATCCGCAACCCCTGCACCAACGAGCGCAAGGAGCTTGCCGCCCTGCTTGCCAAGTACAACGCCCGGATCACCTACAAGCAGGACGCTTTCACCCACGCCACCCGCAAAACCGCGGTGGAGGTTGCGCTCGTTTTCGTCACGATCCCGCCCGCGCCGCCTGTCTCCCGCATCCGCTTAGAGCTCAACGCCGAGACGACACATCGCTACCAGGCCGCGCCCGACCTGGTAGCCCTCGTCAGCAATGACCCCCTCACGGCAGCAGTCGAGCGCTACAACGCCGCCGCGGACTGTCTCGCCCGCCTGTATGAAGAATACGACGGTATTTCCTCGCTTTTCACCCTACCCAAAAAGCAGGGCGACAGCAGCGCCCCCGCGCCCTGTGTCTCCCTCGACAAGGGCTACAACGACGCGCTGTGCGATCTCCGCGCCATCTATTGGGAGCAGCTTTTCGACCTTCCGCAAATCCGCGACGCCATGACGCAGACGATGCAGAACGACTACCACAAGCGCCTCAACGACCTTTGCCACTACGATTTTAGCCCCTACAACATCCTCACGATCCGCGAGGAAAT